GGAATGGCAACAGCCATCAGCGGTCCTTTCTGAGACGGACGTACATATCTTGCAACTCGCCGTTCGGGCCGTACCCCGGCATGGTACTCTCATACGTGAAGCCAAGGCGCGTGGCCCACGCCACCATGCGCGGCACCTCGGGATCAAGCGTCAATTCCAGCCGGCGAATGTCGAAGCGATCAAGGAAGCGTTTGACGGCGCGATGGACCAACGGTCCGTAGCCCTGCGTGATGGCCTCGGACATGAGCGACCAGACTTGCGCGCGGCCATGCCAACAGTTGACCACGCCGGCGCAGGCGATGACTCGTGGGCCGTCGAAGGCGGTGAAGCACTGGCCGGCTTTCTGGACCGCTTCACCATACTCGTACGTCAGGATCGGGCGCATCGGGGCTTGCTCCGGTTGTAATGCGAGCCAGCACAGGTGCCACGGCTCGAAGGGTTCAATCGTCAACGCTCTTGCGTGTCGAGATCCGGCATGATCGCCGCAATCGTCGCCGGGACCGGCTGACTCACGCGGAAGCACACATAGTTGTCCGTGGTGTAGCTCCCTTCCCATGCGAAGTCTCCTTTATCGCCGTTGAACAAGGGCACCGCGGCGCCCAGGGCATCGCCCCCGGTGCGGAACACGAGGGGCGTGAGTTTCCCATACCCCGTGGTATTGAACGTCGCCCCGACGGATAGGCCGAGTGTATCATAGAGCCGGAAGAACACGCGATGGGAGCGCATGGTTTTGCCCTGCGCCGTGCCCTGGGACGCGCCGGCTTCCGGTCGGAGGGACTGGCCGTCGCTGTTGTACCGGTAGCCCACATGCACGACGGAGGCCGCGCGGGTCAACGTCACTGTGCCGGTGGTACTGACGACCACCTCCGGATGCACGGCCCCGTCCGCGAGGACGGAGACGGTTTCCCCGGCCAGGTGATAGAGCCCGGTGAGCGTACTCGCAGCCGAACCGTCGTAGGTCAACCCGCTGTCCACGAAGAAGGCGTCTTCCTGCGCGTCGCCCTGCTCCCACAGCCGTTGCATCACCTCGACGTAGCGAACCGTGCGGCCATTGAGATACCGCTTGACCAGCACCCAGACTTGATCGTGAATGCCGTTCGAGTCGGGAATCACCGCCACCGATTCGACCACCGCCCCCGCCGTCTGCCCCGCATTCGAGTATCCGCCGAGCGTGTGCCGATGCCATCCCGTGACTTTATCGGCCCGGGAATAACTGAAGCCGAGGAGCACCCCATCGTGCCGCACGCCCCACACCACCTTGACCCGTTTCTTTTGATACGCGATCTCTTTGAGCCCCGAGGTGGCCTCGGTCGCCCCTTTCGTCACATGCTCGGCCAGGATGGTCATGTCGTACGCATCCAGGGCGTTCTCGTTAAACGAATACGTCATCTCGTACAGTTCGCGCCCGCCGGCGGCGATATGCAGGAGCGCGTTGCCGATTTTGACCGGCTGCGTATCGGTGCTGCCGTTGTTGGTCGATTGCTTGGCGTTGATATTCGTCGGCGTGATCGCTTCCCCCAAGGCCGACGGGCTCACGAGCCATTCGCCTTCCACCGTCCCGACGGCAATGCCGCTTGAAAAGCCCTTCATCCAGCGAATGACTTGCACATCATCGGAGTTCAGGCTATAGCCCACGGCGCTGTCATCGGCCACGGTGCCGGTCGTGCCGGAGGGCGCGAAGTTCAAATAGTCGCCGGTCTTGGAGCCGTCGATCCTCGAAGGGCGGTAGGTACAGCCCCCCATCCAGAGGCGATCGCCAAAGAACGTCCCGCAGGCGGGATAGCCGGTCGTGTCAGAGTAGAGCCCCATGCGCCAGACAGTTTTGGCCGCCGTACTCGTGAGGGTATTGATGACCGTGACGGTGACGACCGTGGTCGAGGTCCAGCCGGTGACGAGGACGTAGCCCCACACCGACCCTTGCTGGATGCGTATGTACCGTCCGACATCCGTCGTCTGGAACCCGGTGTCGTCGTTGATGCCGGTGATGGCCGAGGCGGTGAGGGTGACGCCCGAACCCGTCGCCGCGCTCGGGGTCAAGGTGGTCGTCGTGGTGTTCTCGGGCAAATACGGCCCGTCGAGCAAGGTCAATTCCGTGAGGGTCCACGAAGTATCGGACGTGCGGTTCAATGAGGCTGTGGGATAGTCGGGATGAAAAATATAGAGCACGTCCGCCGACTGGACAAACTTGAGTTCAAAGAGATCCGCTTCGGCATAGGTGGTCGTCAAGGTGTAGACTTCGGCCACGGTGCCACCCGAGGACCAGGCCGTATACCCCGTGCTGTTGACGTTCGTGCCATCGACCGTTTGCAACTCAAAGGTATTGGCCCCCGCGTTCACGTTGGCGACTTTGAACCGCCGGCCATTGACTTCCGTCATGCCGACCACGCCCGTGATATCCACGTGATCGCCGTTCGCGTAGGTGTCGGACCCGCTGTAGGTCAGGACGGCCGGGTTCGCTTGCGTGATGCCGGTGATGTTCTGCGCGGTCCGCGTGACGGGCGCGCTGTTCTTTTTGAACCGGACATAGAGATCGCCAAATTCGAGGATGTAACTTTGCACGGTCGAATACGTGAAGGCGACGAGGCGCGTGGCTTTGGTCGAGTCCTTCACTTCATCACAGAAGTACGTCCCCGACCGCCGTGTGAGCGGGCCTTGCGTGCGCGGAATCCAGTTGAGACAGGTGGCAAGGGCGGACTTGTATCGATCGAAGTCCACCCGCCCATACATGAGCGGAGAGAGTTCGCCGGTATTGAAACTGGTTTGAATCGGGCTGGCGCCGGGCATTTAATACTCGCTCCCGCCGGTCCCGACCATCCACCCCCGATCGGTCGCGTAGATCGACCCTTGCTGCCGCGCCGCGATCCAACTATCGAGCGGTTCCGATTCGGGCGTGCGCTCGGTCGCGTTCAGGCGTTTGGCTTCTTTCTTGAGTTCGAGATACTCGGCGTTGAGCGCCTGCTTCTTCGTATTGGATTGTGTGATGACTTCACAGAGATGCCAGGCAATCTTGCACGCCAGCATTTCCACAAAGATCGGGTCGAACTGCACCGGGTCGGTGATTTGGGCGATGTACCGGATCTCCAGCGCCGACCCGTCATTGGTCAGAATGGCCGGCGCCCCCTCATGGCTTTCAATCTTCCAGTCGAGCCCCAGTCGCGGCGGCAGGAGGACTCGGAGGCAGCCGGTCGGGAGCGGGAAGGCGTAGGCAAAGGTGAAGTCCGGCGCCGTGGCCGAGGCCGCGAGCGTGGCCCGCTTGAGCGCAAACTTCCAGAGCGCCGCCCGTAGTTCCCGATCGCGCAAGGGTTCGAAGCAGACGTTACAGTGCCGGGCGTTGCTGTTGTCTTCATCCAGCGAGACGATCCGAGACTGCCCGAGCTTTTGGAGGGCGAGATTACAGATCGTGACAGTGCTGATCGCCATGCTTATGACCCCTCTCGGTAACAGGCTTCTAAGTCGCCTTGCATGCGCCGCACACAGGTCACACTGAGCGTCATGGCGTCAGGATCTATCGAGCCGTCCGCCCGATAGGCGGGCGTGATGTCACTTCGGTGGCATGGGGGACTGGCCGAGCACCCCGTCAACCCCAGCAGTAAACTCATCCAGAGAACGCTTCGTAAGCGCATCGCGTGTGCCTTTCCGTTCAGCCCGTCGTCCTTCCAGCACGTTCAAGACGGCGGGGATCGCCGCCAAGAACGCCGAGAGTGCCCCTAAGATCAGCTCAATCATTGGACTCACTGACGCGCGGGGGGTTGACCACTTGTGCCACAGGCTGCGGGTGTGAAGAATTGGACTTGTTGAAGTCCTTCGCCAGCGCAATGCCCACGCCTGTGACGATCCCGCCCGCAAACTTCAACCAGCCGTCCGTACTCGACGGAAGCCCCTGTTCCACAAAGACCTGCTGCGCCACCGTCAAGACAATCACCACATACCCCACGGCACTCGTCATCCAGCTTGACCCTAGCATGCAGACCTCCTAGTCAGCGTAGTTTGAATTTCCAATGCTCGTGTTCGAGCGCTCGTATACGGTCTTCCTTGTCTGTATCTCGGCGTTCCAACTCAGCCGTCCTGGGTGGGAGATCGGCTCGGCTATTGAGGATGCCGCGGATTTCGGTGAGATCATCTTTAATGGCGATAAACTTATCCCCCACAACAGCCCCAGCGAGAACAATGACAAGACTACAAGCACCAATGAAGGGCCGTGACAGTAAAGCACTGAGTTCTTTGCGTTCGTCATCCGCGTGCGCCATACCGTTGCTCCGATCATGCGTCACCCCGTTCAGGCTTCCGTGTGTTTCAGTTGTACCACTGGGTCTTCCACATCACAATCCATATTATAGAAATTCAGCCGGCCGATTGTCCCCACGAACCGCTCCGGGTGTTCCCTCGCCCACTTGGGCCTCGCGTCCCCTTGCAACGAATCGTCGTAGTAGCTGTCGATCCCTTTGAGCGGAGAATTGTACGTCCCCGTGACCACCCGCTCCGCAATCGTCAGGCATTCCTCGAACGCCGCGTCATCGGCCTTCGGCCAAGTGGTGAGTTGCCGATCGTTCGGGTCCGTCAGGCTCGAATACTGCCACTTCTTCGTGAGGACGCTGATCCAATCGTTGCCCCACCAGCCCGGATGATCCAGGCGGTTCTTCACCGTATGCGCCACGGCAATCTTGGCCTCATACGATTCGCCCCGCGCTTCGCGCCAGAGCGTCAGCGCCAGGAGTACGATTTCATAATAGGTCCAGGCCTTCAGTTCTTTACTCCTCGGCGCCTCGGACTAAATGTTGGGATATAGTGGCCCCCCTCTTCCGGGAGCGGCGGGGGCACAAACTCAATGGAATACGCATGCACGTCCCGATAGGTTGTGGGTGGCGCACTTAGCACGGGATTCGGCCAGTCGGCTTGCATAAACGGCTTGGTATTCGGTTCCACGAACCGCGTGTAATTGACCGGCTGTACCCAGTCCTGGCGCTGTACCACGCGAAGAATAGGATTCGGGAATTCGACCGGCACAAACGGATCGGGCGTGACCACAGATCCCAGCGTCGTGAGGAGA